AGATAATAACGACAACCCTACAACAAACGTAGCTTATTACAAGCTAGATGGGAACGCCAACGATTCTCCTTCAAGTGCTTATAACGGAACATGGAGTGGAACGGAGGCTTATGCGTACGGGCCGTATGGAATAGCGGGAGATTTCAATGGCACTAACTCAGTAATAACTGTTTCATCTTCTTTACCTTGGAGTAGTTCTTTTTCTATTTCTATGTGGTTACGTCCTGCATCTGGATTATCTGGAAGTGGTTATTATTTACCTTTCATGCAAAAAGACTACGACAGCGGTGTTGGTGGTGTAGGTTTAGCTTTTTATTTATATGGTTATGTATTGAGTCCTTATATTGGTGATTTAGGGGGTAGTACTTACCCTAATATATTTAATACAGGAACTTTAACCGCTGATACTTGGAATCATGTCGTTTTAACGAGAACCTACAATGTTCAGTGGGAATTATTTTTAAATGGAGCCTCTTTAGGCACTTACACTACTAATGGTCTAACCGAAGATTTTTCTGGTTCAGAATATTATTTTGGAGCAAATGGTTATGCAATAGGAGTCGGAGGCACTCCATATTATTATCCTGGTCAAATAGACCAGGTTAGAATATTTAGTTCTGCATTGTCAGCGACTCAAGTTACATCTCTTTACGATGAGGTGTATTGCAACACAGTGAGCAAACTAGATATTTTCAATGAGGGTACTAGCTCATGTCTAGCTTTATACGAGTTTGAAGACAATGCCGACTCTACTGATTCACCTACTTATGATGGCATATGGTCGGGCACAGAAGCTTATGGGGGGGGACAATATAAAAAAGGCGGGATATTTAATGGTAGCACAAGTTATATAACTATTCCATCTTCTATTTCTAGCACATTTACAGATGAATTTAGTTTTTCCGCATGGGTATACCCTACTGACAATTTCAATTATAATTGTATTTTTAGCAATGGTTACGGCATGGAGATTTATTATTATCAAGGAGAATTTTCCCTATATTCTAATGATACAAATAGCGGTTCTAGTAGAAATATTAATAACTTTGCTACCACTACAACTAGTTTTTCTATAAATACGTGGCATCATGTGCTTTTAACATTTACAAAAACTTCTCAATCTTGGTATATTAATGGTCAGGCAGAAGGAACAAATACAACGAGCTCATATACTCCTTATGATGAAAATAATCCGACTTTAGGTTATTTTTCACCTACCTCTTTATATTATTTGAGCGGGCGTTTAGACCAAGTAAGAATCTTTGACAAAGCATTAACAGCAACTGAAGCTTTACAAGTATATACCGAATAAAATGGAATACATACAAACAACAACATATAATAATATCAAGGTAACTTACACAATAGTAAACCCTAAAAAAAATGGATGTAACTGATTTGAAAATATATTCTATAAACGGGACAGCTTTAGGGGTGTCTATGACTGATATTGATGTTGCTTTAAAAATTATTTTACTTGCTGTTTCTATAGGATATACTATACACAAATGGTATTTCTTAAATGGAAAGAATAAGTAAACATATATCATACAAAGAGGGAGTTTACTCTAATACTGCTACTCGATTAAATATAGATAATTCTCCTAGCTCATACCAACTTTCAAACATGGGCGTACTAGCAGACAATGTATTTGAGCCACTCAGACAATGGGTAGGCGGTCCTATAAAAATTACTTCTTTTTTTAGATGCGAAGAATTGAATAAAGCTTTAGGCGGAAGTTCTAGATCACAGCATTGCGAGGGTAGAGCGATGGATATTGATGATGTATTTGGAAGAACAACCAACGCTCTAATGTTTGAATATATAAAAAACAATCTAGATTTTGATCAGCTTATTTGGGAGTTTGGTGATGATAACAACCCAGATTGGATACATGTAAGCTTTCGATCACCTGACGAAAACAGGTCTAGATGTTTGAAAGCTTTCAAAGAAAATGGTAAAACTAATTATATTGTTATATGAGTAGACCTAAAAAAAAGTTCGGCCAAACAACTGTCGGTCGATTACTCAAAGGTGCAGTTGGTTTAATAAATCCAACCTTAGGGAATCTTATTCAAGGAGAAATGTCTGTGGAACAAGTTATTGCTTCGATTAAAAATGCTGAAGCGCCATTAGAAGACAAGATACGGGCACAAGAAATGATACTAGAGGCATACGAGGCTGAGGTAGCTGATAGAGCTAGTGCAAGACAAAGAGAAATGGCTGCGGTAGCGGCTGGGTCTAATGATTTACTTTTCAAAACAGTAGGGTGGGGCATTACTCTTTGTTTTGTAGCCGTGGTAGCAGGGGCGATAGGCGTGTGGCAAATACCTGAAGAATCGCAAAGATTATTTGATATGGGCTTTGGTGCAGTAGTGGCAGCGTTTACTCAAGTTATAGGATATTATTTTGGAAGCTCTATGGGTAGTAAACAAAAAACTAATTTAATGAACGGTCAAGATGGCTAAAATATATTCAACAACACATGTTGTAAAACCTAAAATTAAAAGACCTGGGGTACATTCAAAGACGAAAACTTCTTCCCTTAAATCTTCTAGAAATTACCGCAAACTATACCGAGGACAAGGAAGGTAATATTATTTGTATCTTTACGATTAATTTAAATTTAATCTAATGGATATACGAAAAATATCTATCGGCCCAGATTATAAAAATAATTCAATGCATTATTTAGTGGGACAAGATGTGTTGGCAGGTAAATATAAAATACATTTAATACAATATGATATTGACTCAAAGTCTATTAAAATATGGATTGAAAGATTAGATGAAGTATTATTGTGGAAAGAGTTTACTGCCACTATGCCTATATCTATCGAGTATAATATTAATTTTTAATGAGATCAATACATTATTTTATTGTAAAGCCTGTAAATAACAAAAGATATAATAACACCACTAACATTGAGGGAGTTGACTTTATAACTAGTGTTTCCCAGGAAAATCATTTAGCCTCTAATCGTGAGGCACGAGTTATTTCTACCCCATTACTTTACAAAGGACCTATAAAAACAGGAGATGTATTATTAGTGCATCACAATGTTTTTAAGTATTATTACGATATGAAAGGAAGGCAAAAAAGCAGTATGAGTTTTTTTCAAGATGATATTTTTTTTGTTGAACTAGACCAGTTTTTTATGTACAAACAAAACAACAAATGGAATTGTCACGATAGGTATTGCTTTATCAAACCCATAAACAAAGAAGATGGATATTTAGTCAAGAGCTTTAAAGAGGAGCCTTTAGTTGGAATAGTTAAATATACAAACGAGTACCTTAAAAATCAAAACGTGAAAGAAGGGGACAAGGTGGTTTTCAAACCAGAAAGTGAATATGAGTTTAACGTCGACGGTGAAAAATTATACAGGATGTATGACCATCAAATAACAGTGGTATTGTAGATAATGAAATCGGAGGAACTAAAAGTAAAAATAATTGAAGCGGGGCGTAAGGCTGTAGAGCAGCTTATTAAAGTAGCAAAAGAAGACATTATAAAACCGGATCCCGAAGATGAGTTAGCGGCTGATCGTTTAAAAAATGCGGCTGCCACAAAGAAGCTTGCTATATTTGATGCTTTTGATATATTAAATAAAATAGATCAAGAAAAAGAAAATTTAACTACAAACCATAAAGAGGACAAAACAACAACAAAACAAGGATTTGCAGAACGAAGATCAAAATAATTTATATCACAAGGTTATTGATTACATACCTAAAACTGTTTTTGCAAATAAAAACAGAGGTAAGTCTTGGCTTTATGGTTACAACGAAAAATACGATTTAGTAATTATATCAAAAACTGGAGAGCTCGGTGAAGTGATTAATATCAATGGTTTGTGTATAGGTTTGCCTCCCGCACCAAAAGAAGTATACAAAAGAAATAAGTCTAAAGCTCAACAGCATTGGGAGCGTAAAGACCTTCCACGCTCTCTTTCAAAAATACAGTCAATATTTCAGTGGAATGAAATGAGCTCCTCGTTTAAAAAAATGTGGGTTGACTATATAGAAAGCGAGTTTGATAAGCGTGAGCTCGGATATTGGTTTTACAACAATGGAGTTAAAACATATATAACTGGTTCACACTATATGTATCTCCAATGGACAAGTATTGATGTTGGTTATCCCGATTTTCGTGAAGCGAACAGAATATTTTTTTTATTTTGGGAGGCATGCAAGGCCGACAAAAGATGCTTCGGCTTAGACTATCTTAAAATTAGACGTTCAGGATTTTCTTTTATGGGTTCTTCAGAATGTATAAATACAGGTACACTCGCCAAAGACTCTAGGGTTGGTATTCTTTCTAAGACTGGATCGGATGCTAAAAAAATGTTTACTGACAAAGTTGTTCCAATAGCTAACAGGCTACCTTTTTTCTTCAAGCCAATTCAGGATGGTATGGATAAGCCTAAAACAGAATTAGCTTTTAGAGTTCCTGCGTCTAAGATTACAAAAAAAAATATGTATGATGTAGTAGACGACGAGCTCTATGGTTTGGACACAACTATAGACTGGAAAAATACAGATGATAACTCATACGATGGAGAAAAGCTTTTGCTTTTGGTTCATGATGAAAGTGGAAAGTGGATTAAGCCTAATAATATATTAAATAACTGGCGGGTTACAAAAACTTGTTTAAGATTAGGAAGCAAAATTATTGGCAAATGTATGATGGGTTCTACCTCAAACGCGCTAAACAAAGGTGGAGATAATTTTAAAAAGCTCTATGAAGATTCAGACTTAAAAAAAAGAAACAGTAATGGACAAACCAAGACAGGTCTCTACTCTCTTTTTATACCTATGGAGTGGAACATGGAGGGGTTTATTGACCAATATGGCATGCCTGTTTTTCGTAAACCATCAGAGCCAATTTTGGGAGTGGACGGAGAGTATATTGATAATGGAGCTATCGACTATTGGGAGGCTGAAGTTGATTCCCTTAAAAAAGATCCTGATGCATTAAATGAGTTTTACAGGCAATTTCCACGCACTGAATCACACGCTTTTAGAGATGAAAGTAAGGGAAGTGTATTTAATCTAACTAAGATATATCAGCAAATTGATTACAACGATTCTTTGATAATGGATCATCATATAACAAGAGGTAAATTTTACTGGAAAGACGGAGTTAAGGACGGAGAGGTAGTATGGACCCCTGACAATAGAGGTCGTTTTATTATTACGTGGACTCCCCCGAAGCTATTACAAAACAAAAAAATGCAGAAACACGGTAGTTATTATCCTTTAAACGAACATATTGGAGCTTTTGGTTGTGATTCGTATGATATATCAGGAACTGTAGGAGGTAGGGGATCAAATGGAGCTCTTCACGGATTGACTAAGTTTAACATGGAGGAAGCGCCGAGCAATGAGTTTTTTTTAGAATATATTGCTAGACCTCAAACAGCTGAAATATTTTTTGAAGAAGTATTAATGGCTTGTGTTTTTTATAGTATGCCTATACTAGTAGAGAATAATAAACCACGGCTTTTGTATCATTTTAAAAACAGAGGATATAGAGGTTATTGTATGAATAGGCCTGATAAAAGATATAACAATCTCTCCAAAACCGAAAGAGAGTTAGGGGGAATACCTAATACTTCAGAAGATGTAAAGCAATCTCACGCGGCAGCCATAGAATCTTATATAGAAAAACATGTGGGTCTAGACATGACAGGCACTTACCGTGATCCAGGGGATATGGGGTCAATGTATTTTAATAGAACATTAGAGGATTGGGCTAAGTTTGATGTAAGTAATAGAACTAAACATGACGCTAGTATTAGCACAGGCCTAGCCATTATGGCAAATCAAAAATCTACTTATTTGCCAGAGAAAAAACAATCAAAAATATATCTTAACTTTGCAAGATATAGTAACAATGGAAATTTAAGTCAATTAATTAGATGAAAGAAGTTAAAATAGACATTTCATCTGTGGGGTTTCCTAGTCAATATGTTTCAGATGCGGAGAAAGCTACTGAAGAATATGGGCTTCAAATAGGACAAGCGATTCAATACGAATGGTTTAGAAAAGATTCAACAGGGTGTAGATATTATAGCCAATGGCGTGATTTCAACAGGTTAAGATTATATGCTCGAGGCGAGCAACCTATCGCCAAATACAAAAACGAACTTGCAGTAGATGGAGATTTATCCTATTTAAATTTAGATTGGACACCAGTTCCTATCATTGCTAAGTTTGTTGACATAGTTGTAAATGGTATGTCTGACAGATTATTTAAAGTAAAGGCCTACGCCCAAGACGCATTATCACAATCCAAAAGAAGCAAATATCAAGACATGATTGAGGGCCAAATGGCCGCAAAAGAAGTGTTGCAAACTGTGCAGGAGCAGACAGGATTTGATCCGTTTATCATGAACCCCGATGAGCTCCCTGCCTCCGACGAAGAGCTCTCGTTATACATGAATTTAAATTACAAACCCGCTATCGAAATAGCCGAGGAGCAAGCTATTGATACTATATTTTCGGAAAATCATTATGAAGACATTCGCAAGAGGTTAGATTATGATATGATGGTAACAGGTATGGCTGTTGCTAAACACGAATTTTTACCTGGAGCTGGTGTAACAGTAAAATATGTAGACCCTGCAAACGTGGTGTACAGCTATACTGAAGATCCTAACTTTAAGGATTGTTTTTATTGGGGTGAAATAAAAACTTTACCCATAGCAGAGTTAGTAAAAATTGACCCCACACTTACAACCGATGACTTAAATACTATCGCTCAATATAGCCAGAGCTGGTATGATTATTTTAATACTGCTCAATATTATGAGAATGACATTTTTTATAGAGATACATGCACCCTGATGTATTTTAATTATAAGACCACTCAAAAGATGGTTTATAAGAAAAAGAAAATGGATAATGGTAATATAAAGATGATTGAGAAAGACGATTCTTTCAATCCACCAGATGAAATGTTAGAGGAGGGCAACTTTGAAAAAGTTGAAAAAACCATAGATGTATGGTATGATGGTGTGATGGTTATGGGAACTAATATTCTGCTCAAATGGGAGTTAGCTAAAAATATGGTACGTCCTAAGTCTAGTTCTCAACACGCTATGCCTAATTATGTGGCCGTGGCTCCCCGAATGTATAAAGGTGTAATTGAATCACTAGTTAGGAGAATGATTCCTTTTGCTGATTTAATACAAGTAACTCATCTAAAGCTTCAACAAGTTATAGCTAGGACCGTGCCTGATGGCGTGTACATAGATGCAGATGGACTTAATGAAGTAGATTTAGGTACGGGCCAAGGCTACAATCCTGAAGACGCGTTGCGTTTATATTTTCAAACTGGTAGTGTAATTGGTCGTAGTTATACGCAAGAGGGTGAATTTAATAATGCTCGTGTACCTATACAGCAGCTCACAAGCAATTCAGGCGCTTCTAAGACACAAATGTTGATCGCTAACTATAACCACTACCTAGACATGATGAGGGCTGTAACGGGCTTAAATGAAGCGAGAGACGGTAGCACACCAAATCCTGATGCTTTAGTGGGGGTTCAAAAGTTAGCTGCTTTAAACTCTAACACAGCAACTAGGCATATTTTAGACGGAAGTTTGTACATATATAGAACATTAGCTGAAGCCTTAACTTACAGAGTCGCTGATATATTAGAGTATTCAGACTTCAAAGAAGACTTTGTCAATAAAATTGGTAAATACAATGTAAGTATATTAAATGAAATATCCGATTTGTATATTTATGACTTTGGGGTTTTTATAGAGTTATCGCCAGATGAAGAGCAACAAGCTATGCTAGAGCAAAACATACAGATGGCTTTATCAAAAGGAGATATCAACTTGGAGGACGCTATCGACATAAGAGAAATCAAAAACCTAAAACTTGCCAATCAATTACTTAAGGTAAAAAGGAAAGCCAAGCAAGAGTCAGATGAAAAAAGAGAAATGCAAAAACAAGCGATGGTTGCTCAGCAGCAATTACAATCGCAACAGCTAGCTGCCCAAGTAGCTGCACAAAAAATTGAAGCAGAAACAAGATCAAAGATGCAATACAAACAAGCGGAGATAGCTTTTGAAATAGAAAGAAACAAAAACGAAGCACAGCTTAAATCTCAGCTTATGGAACAAGAGTTTCAGTATAATCTACAACTTCAAGGTATAACACAAGGAGCTATATCATCAAGGGAAAAAAACAAAGAAAAAGCTAAAAGCGATAGAATCAGTCAACAGAATACTGAGCAGTCGCAACTTATAACGCAACGTAAAAATAATTTACCACCTAAAAACTTTGAATCCAATGAAGATTCTTTAGATGGTTTTGATTTAGCCGAGTTTGAACCTCGATAAAATGCGTTAAAATTTTATGTAAATTTGTAAAAATTAAATCTAATGGAATTAAAAGTAAGAGAAATGACTGAGTTAGAGAATAAATCTACTCAGCAAGTTGAAAAAGAGCTGCTTGATAAACATGAAGCTCAACAAGAAAACAAAGAGGAAACAAACACAGTAGAGGCAAAACAAGAGCCCGAGGTAAAAGAAGTTGAGCAAACAGAGACTACCGAAGCAACAAATGAGCCTGTACAAGAAAAAGAAGTAGTCGAGGAAACAACTGAAGAGCCTGTGCAAGAGCCTCAGTTGGACGACACAAAAGTTCTTTCATATATTGAACAAAGATATGGTAAGCAAATAGATTCTTTTGATGAACTTCTAGCTGAGAGAGAAAAGGCTGAAGAGTTACCAGATGATGTAGCTGCTTACTTTAAATATAAAAAAGAAACAGGAAGAGGAATTAGTGATTATGTAAAGTTACAAAGAGACTATTCTGAAATGAATCCTGATTCTTTGCTTAGAGAGTATTATTCAATCACTGAAGAGGGATTGGATGCTGAAGATATCCAAATGATGATGGATGATTTTAGCTATGATGAGGAGGTGGATGAGCCTGCTCAAATCAAAAAACTCAAGCTAGCAAAGAAAAAAGAAATTGCTAAAGCAAAAAAGTTTTTCAGACAACAGCAGGAGTTGTATAAACAGCCTCTTGAGTCAAGGGAAAGTTCTGGCACTGCTTCAGAAGAGCTTCAAGCTTATAAGCAATATTTAAATGATGCTAAGACCCAACAAGAGGAGGCAGCTAAACGAAGTCAATGGTTCGTTCAAAAAACCAACGAGGTTTTTAATCCTGAATTTAAAGGTTTTAAATTTAAGATAGACGAAACGGAATTAGTTTACACCCCTGGAAGCGCATCTGAATTAAAAAAAGCTCAAGAAACACCAATGAATTTTGTAAATAAATTCTTGGATGAAAAAGGACTTTTAGTTGATCCAGAGGGCTACCACAAGTCATTAGCGATAGCTATGAACCCTGAAAAATTTGCTCGTTTTTTTTATGAGCAAGGGCAATCTCAAGCTACAGACAATGTGATGCGTAAGACAAAAAATATAGATATGTCTGAAAGAAACGCACCGCAAACAGTAGCAAAAGGTGGCCTACAGGTAAAAGCGATTTCTCAGCCATCGAGCCGAGGATTAAGAATAAAGAGTATTAAAAAAAGTTAAATTAAAAAATTGAAATTATGCCAGGACAAGTTAAATCCGTACCTACTTTCGCGTTGACTCCGAGTTCTGAAAGAACTCCATCAACCGAAAACTACATAACTAATTTCGACTTTTTGAATCAGTATCTACCTGATACTTATGAAAAAGAGTTCGAGCGTTATGGAAATAGAACTATCTCATCCTTCCTAAGAATGGTTGGAGCTGAGATGCCTACCAACTCTGACCTTATCAAATGGGCTGAGCAAGGTAGATTACATACTAAATATACATCTGTCGGAACAGCTGCACTATTAAATGCTGATACTGCAACATTCCAAGTAAATGATACATTAGACCCTACCGCAGCAGAGCAAGTAGTGAGAGTTGGTCAAACTATCGTTGCTGTACAAAATGATGGCTCAGGTCTTAACAAGGCTGTAGTAACTGCCGTTAACAATGCAGCGGGTGGTAGAGGTCAATTCGATGTTGCTTTCTACGAAGCTGGTGGTTTAGTAACTGCTGGATCAGGAGTTGGTAACGCTGACATGACAGTATTTATATATGGTTCAGAATTTAGAAAAGGGACAGCCGGAATGGTTGGTTCACTAGAATCTAATGACTTCATCTTTGAAAACAAACCTATCATTATCAAAGATACTTACACAGTATCTGGTTCTGATATGGCACAAATCGGTTGGGTTGAAATCACAACTGAAGATGGAGCAACTGGATATCTATGGTATCTAAAATCTGAGCATGAAACAAGATTAAGATTTGATGATTATTTAGAAACAGCAATGATTGAAGCTGTGCCCGCAGAGACTAACTCTGGTGCTGCTGCCTCTTTAGGTAGCTCAGGTGCTGCTGCAAATCCAGGCGCTGGTTCAGACGGTATCTTCTATTCAGTTTCTCAAAGAGGAAACATTTGGGATGGTGGAAACCCAACTACATTATCAGACTTTGATTCTATTATCAGTAGATTAGACAAGCAAGGTGCTATCGAAGAGAATGTATTATTTGTCGACAGACAATTTGCATTTGATATTGATGATATGCTAGCTGCTCAAAATGCTTATGGAGCAGGCGGTACTTCTTACGGTCTATTTGATAATGATGAAGAGATGGCTCTTAATCTAGGATTCTCAGGATTTAGAAGAGGTTATGACTTCTACAAAACTGATTGGAAATATCTAAACGATCCTACAATGAGAGGTGGTCTTCCAACTGGAGCTGGTTCAGGTCGTATCAACGGTCTATTAGTTCCTGCTGGATCAACTAGTGTTTATGACCAAATTCTTGGTAAAAATGCTAAGAGACCTTTCCTACATGTACGTTATAGAGCTTCAGAAACTGAAGACAGACGTTACAAAACTTGGATAACTGGATCTGCTGGTGGCGCTGCTACAACAGATATAGATAACATGCAAGTTAACTTCTTGTCAGAAAGAGCTGTTTGTACCATGGGTGCTAACAACTTCTTCTTATTTCAAGAATAATAGTTGACACTAAGGGGGGTATTGCCACGCATGCAAAAGCCCTGCTAACGCCCCCCTTTTTTTTATAAACTTTAAATTTAATTAAATGAAAAATACATACAAGAATAAAGCCTATAGGCTTACACGAGAGAACGCGCCTTTGTCTCTTATACTAGCTTCTCGACACACACAAAGATTTCCTTTACTTTGGTTCGATGAAGAAACTGGCGTAAACAAACCACTAAGATATGCTAGAAATCAAAAGAGTCCTTTTCAAGATGAACAGGATGATACTGCTATTCTAGAGCCAATAGTTTTTGAAAACGGATTTCTTTCAGTGCCAAAAACCAATCAAGTGCTACAAAGATTTTTAGAACTACATCCTGGAAATGGAAGAATATTTGTAGAGGTAAATAAAGAGAAAGAAGCAGCCGAGAAAAATGCAGCTCTTGACTTAGAAGTTGATGCTTTGATAGAGGCTAGAGGTTTGAGTGTAGAGCAAATAGAAAACGTAACACGTGTTTTATTTCAAAAAGACCCAACTACATATTCAATTGAAGAATTAAAAAGGGAGATTTTAATATTTGCTAAAACTGCTCCAAAGGACTTTTTGAATATGATTAAAGACCCAGCGTTAAAACTTAATGCAGTCATCCAATCTTTCTTTGACAAAAAGCTGTTAACACTTAGAAATAATAAAAAAGAAATATGGTACAATACTTCATCAAACAAAAAGAAACTAATGAATGTTCCTTACGGTGAAGATCCTTTATTTATGGCGGCATCTTTTTTTGAGAGCGACGACGGTATTGAAATGTTTAAACACCTAAAAAACGTAGCTAAAAACACCTAATTATTTGTTGTATCTTTGTTCTTTGTTTAACCCATAAATTTTTTAAAAATGGCAAAATATATTACGATTAACTCTTCTGATGATGCAGGTAATGCTCACATAAGTGCTGACAAAATTTTATTTGCTGAGACTAACTCGTCTACGGCAGCTACAATTTATTTACTAGACGGAACTAAAAACATATCAATTACAGGAACAGGTTTAACTTCAGGATTTTCACAAAACGTAAATGCAGCTTTAGTCAAAGCAGCTGAAACAAGCTGGACAAATGCTGTAGTACCTGTAGACTTAACAGGAATGACTGTAACAGCCATAGCTATAGCATAATTTTAGCTATAAAGCCTAGTAAATCAGAGAAGAGGTCAAAATCAATGACCTCTTTTTTTTTGCGTATCTTTGTACAAACTGAAGTTCGATGATAAACTCTGTACGAAATACTGTATTAGCGATTATAAACAAAAATAATTACGGGTATCTTTCTCCATCAGATTTTAATTTATTTGCCAAACAAGCACAGCTTGATATTTTTGACGAATATTTTGTAAATTATAATAGACAAATCAATGAAGAAAATGCACGGGTATCAGGAACAGGATACGCTAATATAAAACAAGGATACGAAGAGGTGATTGATACTTTTTCAGTCACCGCTACTTTAGCCCAAAGCGCAGGGAATGTTTATACGCTACCAGCTGATTATTATATTATTAATAAAGTTCTGTGCTCTTCAGGAGCAGTGTTTAAAGGCGAAGCCGAAAGAGTGTCGCAGAAAAAAATCACTTTACTTAACAACTCTTTGCTTACTGCGCCGTCTACCAATTTTCCCGCTTACACTCAGCAATCTAATTTAATAACTATATTTCCATCTACGTTCAATGGAGCTACAGATATTGATTCTCAATACATAAGATACCCTCTAGATCCTAAGTGGACATTTTCTACCATATCAGGAGGTGTGCCTATATTTGACCAAAGTCAAGCTGACTACCAAGATTTTGAGCTGCCGATAGATGATGCAAATGATTTGGTTGCTAAAATTTTACAATATGCTGGTATATCAATTAGAGAGGGAGACATATTTAAATTTGGACAAATAGAAGAACAAATGCAAAATCAAGAAGAATAATTATGGCTTACATAGATCAAAAAAAATATTATACCAATGATGGTGCAACCCCTACGGATAGTAATTGGGGGTCTTATCAATACGTTTCCTTAAAAGATATAGTGACTAATTTTTTGCTTATGTATCAAGGAAACCACGCATTAGTAAACAATGTTAATAGATTTAAAATATTATTTCATGCGAAAAGAGGTATCCAAGAACTTAATTATGATGCATTTAAAATTATAAAATCTTTACAATTAACTATATATGATGATTTAAAATTTGTCCTTCCACCTGATTTTGTTAATTGGGTGAAATTATCTTTATTCAAAGATAACGTCATAAGAGACTTAGTGGAAAACATTCAAGTTCAATCTGCTACCTCTTTTGTACAGTCAGGTAGCTCCACCTTTACTTATGACGCAGATGATAATGTAAATACGCAAACCTCTGGATTAGATACCGCACGAACTAACGGCACACTAGAGAGTATATATTTAAGAAATCTTAACGATGAAAACGCAAATCCAGGACTTAATAATTTTGATAATGATATTTACGATTCTCGTATTGGAGCACGTTACGGCCTAAACACAGAGACTGCTAATGTAAATCCTACATTTACTGTTGATCGTAAAGCAGGAGTTATAAATTTTGACTCCACAATGGCAAATGAGCAATGTATACTACAATACATTTCCGATGGTTTAGAAAATGGAAATGATGATGCGGTAAATGTAAACAAACTTTTTGAGGAGTATATATACGCTTATATTAAATATTCTTTGCTAAATAATAAATTTGGCGTTCAAGAATATATTGTCAATAGAGCTCGTAAAGACAAACAAGCACTTTTAAGAAACGCCAAAATAAGACTAAGCAATATCCACCCATCAAGATTATTAATGAATTTAAGGGGTGAGAATAAGTGGATAAAATAAAATGGCAAGGACTCAAAGAAATTTTGTATTAGGGCGAATGAACAAAAGCCTTGACGAAAGGCTTCTTCGTAATGGAGAATATGTAGATGCCCTTAATGTCCGTTTGGGCTCTACGGAAGAGTCTGAAGTAGGTTCGGTAGAAAACACAAAAGGAAATACACAGCTTAGTGAGTTATACTTTATAGAGCCAGGGACGACAAACTCAATTTCTTTAAGTGACCGAGCTAGAACTATAGGTGTTTATGAAGACGGTGCTAATGAAACAATTTATTGGTTTGTTCATGACCCCGCGTTTAGTGTAGGCAGCACAGGTAAATTAGACATGATATTATCTTTTAATTCACTTACGGGAGAAATAATATATCATATAATTAGTATAGACGACGGCGGTGGTATAAATACAACTTTAAACTTTAATCCTCAGTTTTTAATAACAGGCACAAACAAGGTGGGTGATTTGTTATTTTTTACAGACTTTTTAAATCCACCACGATTTATTAACGTAAAAAAATCTTATGGGGAACCTGAAGTAGCTACTCCTGTTACCCCTACAGGCGAAGTTGTATTTAGTTTCACAGCTGGATCAATAACAAATAGCGGAATAACACGCGTAGGATTTCTACAAGGTTTAGTTCCAGGATGTCCTACACCTCTAATTGCAGTAGGAGCAGGAGCTGCGCCTACTACCACACAAATAAATCTACCTGGTACAGGATGTTACAACACTATTGTAAACGCTATATCGGTAAACGCTGTTAAGACAACTAGGGGATTTGGAATCATAGGAGCAAACAGCTTGAGCACTTTGGCCCTTATCGAGTTTAATGAAATATTTGGAGTTGTAAATACCATAAAACTAGGTTTAATTACAGCTGATGGAACAGGGAACCCTGGTTCAGGAATCTTAAGTGGGAATATTACGGGTAGTGATGGTTCTAGTGGCACTTATTATTCTAGATATGAGCCGAACCCTACGCAGTTTACGGACGATAATGGCAGTGCTTTTAATCCTTCTAGCTCTGGAACAGTGAGTTTGATTGGACTTACTTTAACAGATGGTGTAACCTATACTTTAACAATATAATATGTCATATACTGATACATTTAGCGCTGAAGATATACTGGTTATAAAAAAACCACCTATTGCTGCGCCTACAATCGCAACAAGAAAAGTGCCAAATGGAAGCACTTTTTTGCAGGATAGATTCGTTTGCTTTGCTTATAGGTATGAATACGAAAACGGAGAGTTTTCAGCTACATCGCAATTTAGTGAGCCTGCATTTTCGGCAGGGATTTACACTTTTAGTCAGTCTAGTTTTTTGAATGAAGGAATGTTAAACGAGATTAATGAAGTTGACATTACTTTCAATACAGGTGGTGAATTAGTTAAAGGAATACAGCTTTTATATAAAGATATGAATGACCCTACTATCAAGGTCATTGAAACCTTAAATAAAGCTAACGATGGTCTTCCCAATTCAGGGGATTTTACTTATACCTTTAATGACCAAAAAATATTTACTGTACTTCCTGAGTCTGAAATTTTAAGACTATATGATAATGTTCCTCTAAAAGCTCAGGCGCAAACATTGATGGGAAATCGTTTAATATACGGCAACTATTTTGAAGGATATAATTTAAAAGATAGGCAAAATAGAGCGGTAAATTTTACTTACAATGTTAATATAGAAAATCAAGAGTTTGACCAAATAGACATCTCTGATAGAACAGGTGACGGTAACTTTACCTACGGACAAACAGGAAATGTAGATAACTCAATATTTATAATTGATTTAGGAAATAATGTATTAAGCAAAGGATCTGTAATATCGTGGGAGTTTACTTTTCAACACTCATCTTTCTATAGCTCATCAGGTGCTGCCCCTACCGAGCTTACTAGTGGTGTAACGGTAGGGTTTAACTACACACTTAACAGAGATTATGATACGGTTTACGACTTGGCTACTGATGCAACTGATGGAGGATTTATAAATGCAATAGGGACTGCTTCAAACATACAAACTGTTACAAATTCATGTAATGGGTTTACATTTACCGATGAATTTAACTGCAAGATTCCATCAACTTTAAGCTCTTTTGCAAAAACTAATAGCGGCATAACTGGTGCAGGACAGCCCATCGCTATATCTGCATTTAGTGGACCTGAGAACTCTACTATAGGCTTACAGCTTCTAGCTATGCAATGGGTCGATGGGGTAAACACCACATACGAATATTTTCAGGTTACTTCAGGTAATGCTTTTTTTACTACCTCAACCGATAATTATAGTTTACATAGCAACAGAGATTATGAAATAGGTATAATTTATATGGATGATTTTAACCGATCATCTACCGCTTTAGTAAGCCCATTTAACACAGCACATATTAGCTGTGGAGATTCAAGGTTCGTAAATAAATTAACTGTTAACATCCCTGGTGGTCAAGCTGGGGGAGCTCCTGCTCAAGTTGCTCCCTTTTGGGCCACTAGATATAAGTTTTGTATAAAATCTAGTAAGTCCACATACGAAACAATATACGTGTCTACCTTTGTACAAGAAGACAATGAGTCCTCTGTTTATTTTTTACTACAAGGAGAAAACGCAAACAAAGTTGAAGAAGGAGACAGGTTAATTGTAAAAAGAGACAGCTCAGGTGCATTGCCTGTATGCGCTGAAGCAGTGGTATTAGAAAAAAGCACACAGCTAAAAGGTTTTATTAGTTACACTAATCCTTTGGATAGCACAGACACTATACAAGCACCAGCTGGAGTGTACATGAAAATGATACCTACAAATTTTGCTGTAAATACATTGGCTAATTCTTTTATTACATACGGTAATTTATCAGACGAATCAGTAAGAACTGGAAATAATCCTAGAGTATTTTACCCTGTAACTGTAATAAACCCAACAGGCTCAGGAGCAACCGCAAATATTGATTACTCCCTTCCAGTGGGTAGTACAGTTAATATTAGAATAAGTGGCGAGAGACCAGGGGGGAAGGCTGATGCACCTTGTGAAAATCAATTATGGACCTACGAGCAAGAATTTACTGTAGATACTGAATATTCAAATTTTAAAGAATTTTTTGATAATGAGGGGTTAGGCACATCAGTCACGGGTGCAATACAAAAAAACTCTAGTTTTGTTCAAGGAAGGCCGTCTCAAAACAGAAGTTTCGATTCGGGGACTAATATAATTTATAATAATACTTTGTCTAGTAGTGCGTCAGATCCTACTTCTTCATCATTAAGCGCAGGTGATACTGTTTTTTATATGCAGTTTTTTAAAAACACTAGCACAGGTAAAACTTTTTTAGGTGTTAGTGGAGGACGAAATTGCGCTGGTCGAGATAATCCAAGATTAGATGTGGATATTGAAGTAGTAAGAGCTACTGCTTCAATTGTTTTTGAAACTAAACCAGCTGACGCTTTGCCAGATGTGTGGTTTGAAAACAACGAATCTTTTTCTATAGACGCTTTAGGTCAGCACGCTGGTAACATTCAAAACCAAATTGTTGATTTTAACAATGCGGGTGTAATAGCTCGAGATGCTGTTATCGAAACTAACTTTTCTAACTGTATATCATTTGGAAACGGAATAGAAAGTTTTAAAATTAGGGATGCAGTAAATGGAAGAAATTTAGAGTTTGGAAATAGAGTTACTTCTACCTCTTCTCAAATGTACAAAGAGGCTCATCGGTTTGCGGACTTAACATACAGCGGTGTGTTTAATGACGAAACCAATGTTAATAAACTTAATGAATTTAATTTGGGCCTAGCTAACTTCAGCCCTCTTGAAGATTCTTTTGGACCTATTAGAAAATTATATTCAAGACGAACAGATATATTAACCCTTCAAGAAGATAAAATTTCTTATGTTCCTGTAGGAAAAGATTTACTTACAGATGCCGCAGGTGGTGGCACATTAACTAGTGTACCTCAAGTGCTTGGTGTTCAAATTGCAAGAGAGGAAGAATATGGTATAAGTAACAATCCAGAAAGCTTTGCTGTATGGGGATACGATAAATACTTTGTTGATGCAAAAAGAGGAGCTGTGATTAGGTTAACTGGCGGAGGCAGCTCGCAAGAGCAATTAACGGTGATATCTCAAGCGGGGATGCGTTCATGGTTTAGAGACTTTTTTATTAATTCTTTGGGCACACAAAAACTAGGAGGGTATGACCCTTATATGAATGAGTTCGTACTAGCAGGAAATTTACAAAATACTTTTGATTTCTCATCTTGTCTAGCCTGTGATGTATCCGAAAATTTATTAGTTATCCCTGGACAAAGAAACATGTATTGTGTTAATTTAGGTCAAAATGTAGGTCAAGTTACTGTTTCTTATATTATACCAGGGGCAACTTCTAATGATATAATTACTGAAGTTAACACACCTTCAGGCGCGGGATTACAGGAAATGGAAACTGAAGCTGGTGTTTCCCCTATAGTAACTGAGCAAACAAACTCTGGTGTAGGGTATACTATTAGTGCATATTATAACAATGTAAAATATACTAGCGGTCTTGTTTATGTAAGCGGAAGTTTTACCTTTAACAAAAATTTAGTCGATACTTTTGAAACCACAATTGAAGCCTCAACATCTTCAACCGTTTCAGATACAATAGAAGTAACTGTAAGCTGTCCAGTTCAAACATCAATTACAGTATATAACATCGCTCTCACAAACAGCTCAGATGCTTTAAAAACTATTCATAATGAATATAGGTGGACAGATAATGTAAGCAGCTCTCCACTACAGTCTAATTTAGTCGAGTTTGGCAGCGGAACTAATCCGGTTGTTTCTCAGTATATAACTTCAACTGGGTCATTAGGCTCAAATGTAGTTCCTAGTGAAGGTGCGTTGGTGTCTATTATTAGCAAGAAATTTTCTTCTGATACTTTTGATTTCAACGATCAAACTAATAAACTAAGATACTTAAGAAGCGCTACAGTATATAGCAACACCACTGCTGATATAGATGCCCTTATAGCTGCTTCAGCTGAGGCAACTCCGCTTCAAGTAGAGGGAGAGAGCAATTTTGCTACTTTTACCATGCCTAGTGGTACAGCGAGTGAAAATAATTTGTATTTAATTTGGGATTATAGAACTATTACTCAAAGCGTTCTTTGTCAAGACACAACAGCTACAGCTATTAATGCTCAGTACAATTCATGTTGTAATTGTACAAACCCTCCAACGGCTCAATATTCGTGCGGATCAAATCCAATAGGCTTTGCTCAAGGAGGTGGAGCTTATCCACAAGAAAAAACATTTAACATAGGATCGGGCACTGGAACAGTAGAAGTTGAATTTAATGCTTTTGATGAACCTGACCGAATGATAGTTGAGTTTGATGGAGCAGTTGTTATAGACACACAATATGTAGGAGATTCAAGAAAAATTACTAACCCAGGGGCAGCTCCTGCTGACTTCTTCTTGTCTTCCGAGTTATCAGGAAATAATCCTGATACAGGGGCTCCATATATAGAACCAATATCAGGATTAGCTTATGAGCCTAACGGAGCAGCGCCGTTACCCACAATAGAGAACGGAGGCTTTGTTGCTGAAAGATTAGTTGGTGCTCCAGGGTTTGAAAAGCTAGAAACCACCAAAGACACGTGGCAAACTTATTCATTTACAAAAAGCACCGCAACACCTACAGTAACAGTTAAAGTTTTTGCTCCTATTCGTACTAGCACCGCGTGGCAATTAAAAGTAAAATGTGTAACTTAAATTTTAATTATGGCAGAAGTAAATGTATTTATTGACGGTGTAAATTTAGCAGATGCGACGGCTGTGTATACAGATTCTAGTTTGACAACTTTAGCAGCGGATGCTTATTATTCAGATTTGTCTATAACAAGACAACAATTAAACGGGAAGCTTGGTTCAATAATTACTTGCCCCTCTTGCTCGGGATCGCCTGCAACTCCTACAACGTCCACTGTCACACAAACCGTAACCAATAATATCAGTGGAGGCACTTTAGGGGTTGACTATACTTTGTCAGGCTCTGGATATGACGGAGGTGACCCTCCTGGGCCTGTGACGCAATCTCAAGTTACTGACTACCCTTTTGACTTTACGATTACCGCTACCCCCGCAGCTGGAAAAGAATTTGATTCAGACGCACCATTTACTGCTACAAATCCCGCGGGATCCATACCTGATGGTGGGGGAACAGTGAATAATACATTAACGGGTACAATTATTACTTCTCCCTCTACTGTTGCGGGTCAATACTATTTGTTACAAGCCTGTTTAACTGGCGCACAAGCTTCAGCAGGCGGCTTAGAGGGTCCTGGAAACGCATACATTTATTTAAGCGCAGCACCAGCGAACGGTCAAAGATATGTTACCACTAATACTAGACTACCAGAGTTTTATTATTTTTTACCAAGCTCAGCCCCTTTAGATACTTTGGCAAATAGAACTGAACCTGAATTTAAACCGAGCAGTTCGGCACCCACGCCAGGTAATTTACAGGTTGATGAAATACCAGGGGAATCATTCTGTCCCAAAGCTCAAACCAATTTGACAAAAGAATTTATTTATGAGCTAAGAAACTGTAACACGAACTCCATTGGTCAATATTTTAAATCGCCTACACAACAAGAAATAAGCACTAGAGTGGTAGACGATGCAGGAGACACTTTTATAATAGAGCAGTTACTTTTAGAGGGTCAAGAGGTTGGACTAACTGAAAAACAAGGTGTGCTTCTAGTTGACATAGATGGAGTTACTTCTAGTAGCACTAATTTTACTGGAGCTGTGCAAGGCTGTCCTCCTCAAAATGTTCTTTTAAGATTTTGTGGTTCAGTTCCAGGTACATCTTTATTAGGTCTTAGTTTAGCCGTTGCTAAGCAAGCTCCTAATGACCCTATATTTACTAATGGACTGCTTGGCGAGGTATATTTAGATAGTGAAGGCGCGTGTTGGGTTGTTCAATTACTAACCGAATCTGGAAATCAAATAGGAAAAGGTATACCGCCAAGAAATTTAAAACAACATATAAGTGGCGGTTGTCAAGCTTGTACTAGCGGAGGCTCTTATAGTTAAGGTAAATAAATTTTTATTACATTTATAAGTAATATAATTTAATTTAATGAATACTATTTTTGTGCAAATCGCGAGCTATCGTGACCCCGAGTTAGTCCCTACAATAAGAAGTCTTTTAGATAACGCCAAGTATCCTGGTTTATTAACTATATGCATTGCTCATCAATATGACGAAAACGATCAGTGGGATAACTTAGACGAGTTTAAAAACGACAATAGGTTTATTATAATAGATATACCTCATGACGAATCTAAGGGGACATGCTGGGCTCGATATCAAATACAAAGGTACTATAACAACCAAAAATATGCTCTTCAGTTAGACTCACATCATAGGTTTAGTAAAAATTGGGATGAAACGTGCGTGGAGATGTTAAGAAATTTACAGATTGAGGGCAACCCCAAGCCTGTGCTTACAACCTATCTTCCCTCTTACGACCCAATTGCTGATCCTGAAGAGCGAGTAGAAACGCCTTGGGGAATGTCTTTTGATAAGTTTACGCCTCAAGGGATGGTTTTTTTTAGACCATATTATATAGAAGAGAAGGCCACTGCCCCAATTCTCGCTAGGTTTTTTTCAGGACATTTTGTCTTTACTCTAGGGAGATTTTGTAAAGACGTTCCTTATGACCCTCATTTATATTTTCACGGTGAGGAAATAAGTATGGCAGTCAGAGCTTACACCTCTGGCTTTTCATTATTTCACCCCCACAAAGTTATAGCTTGGCATGAGTATTCGCGTGAGGGAAGGAAAAAACATTGGGACGATAGTACGGAGTGGTCGGTTTTAGACAACAAAGCTCAGACTCGTGTCCGTAACTTGTTAGGCATTGACAACCAAGAGTGCACACCTTGCGTAAAAAAAACATTGCTTGGATATGACGTAGGGAAATGGAGCAGCATTGAAACTTATGAAATGTATGCGGGTATAAGTTTTAAAGACCGAACAGTTCAGCAGTCTACATTAGATAACAAACCTCCTGAGTTTAGAGATGAAAAGTATTTAAGCAACATAAGACATACGATTGTCTTAGAAAGAAAAAAAATACCTAATAAAGGGGTGAAATTTGTAGCAGTAATTTACGAGGATAAAAACGGAGATCAAATCAACAGACAAGACTACACACCTGCTCAGATAGCTTCGTTCATTAAAGACAAGCACATAGAAATAAATAGTGAATTTATAGGAAGAGAGCCATATAAATACATAGTTTGGCCTTACAATCAAAAAAACAAATGGGGTAATAAGATAGTTCAGCTAATCTCATAAAATTATTAGTTACTAAATAAAGTTGTAAATTTGTACTTATAATTTAAATTATGAGCTACTTATCATGTACCGCATCCGTAGGCACAGGTACGTCTGAACCAATTATTACTCAATACTTAGGAGTAGATGGTGTTCGTTACGATGTTATGAACAGAGAAATAATAGATGTGCCTAATAACTTGGTGCTAAGCGCAGGGCTTACCCCTTATATTCAATCTAATTGGCTTAGCGGCACAGGAACGGTAACTGGTACGGGTGTAATATTAGATTCTTTGGGTAATGAATATGTAAGATTTTATCCTTCTTCGATAATTACTCCAGCCTTTTCCTTTGGCTCTCCTCAAGTTTACTACCCCTCAAATCCTGTAACACCTTTGGTAAGCGGTGAGTACACAGTTTTGACATTTGCTTTGACAATTGAAGATCCTGATGGCAGAACTAGAGGTAGTTCACAAATATGTATTGGCGGAACAGAAATAACGCCCACGCCTACCCCTACTTTTGTGCCGACCCTTACCCCTACACCAACTCCTGTTCCTCCTACGCCAACACCCACGGCTACTCCAGTATTGTAAGCTCTTAATAGAAATGTCGTATATTTGTACGATATATAAAATTTAATATGGCAGCTATACCCGCTTCACCAAACCCAGTTGCGCCTCCACAGGCCCCGTCTGGAGAATTATACACTTTAAGTTATAGTAATGGAGTTAGTGGATGGCCTTCATTTTACTCATACCACCCAGATTATATGGTTGGTATGAATAATTATTTTTACACTTTTTCAGGAGGTAATTTATACCGGCACAATACCAACGAAGCTAGAAATAATTTTTACGGAGAACAGTTTAATTGTAAAATTACAACAGTTATAAACGACAACCCTCTTGAGAATAAGCTGTTTAAAAACTTAAGCTTAGAATCAGACTCTCCTTGGAACGTTACTATGAACACAGACATGAATAACACTGCGTTTATAAACAACACATGGTTTGAGCTAAAAGAGGGCGCGTATTATGCAGCTATAAAAAACACAGCTCAAAGCCCATCTACTTTATCGGATTTTAATTTTCGATCTGTCAATGGTATAGGTAAGACTACAGGATTTACCATGACTAACCCTAGAGTTTTTACATTTACAGTGCCTATAGATTCAATTATAAGCATTGGCGATTATCTTTACTACCTAAATGAATTTAACAACAGCCCCGCATTAGCTGGTGTAATTACAGCTAAAGATACTACCACCATAACGGTTGATAGTACAATTAACGGAGCAAGCAACCCGACTACAAACACTCCTTTAATGATGGCTCTGAAAAACACAATAGCTGAATCTCACGGAATACTAGGTCATTATACATTAATGACGCTGGAAAACTTAGGTCCGGGTAGAGCAGAACTATTTGCTATTGAATCTCAGTTGATGAAAAGCTATCCTTAAATTTTAGTATCTTTGCTCTAGAATGGAATTTAACATTAGGCAGCTTGAACCAACTGACTATGATACGTTATTAGTTAAGTGGTGGGATGCATGGGGTTTTAAACCACCTCCACGGGATTTTTTACCGGATGGCGGTACAGGAGGTTTGCTAATATCAAACAATGAAACACCAGTTTGCGCTGGATTTATATATATGACAAACTCTAAAATATCATGGATTAATTGGATTATATCCAATAAAGAATATAAAAACAAAAATAGAAACAGTGCTATAAAAACTTTATTGAAACAGCTTATAGATACAGCCATAAACAGCGATGCTTATTATGTTTTTGCAAGTAATAACAATAAGTTTTTGATAAATAAATTTACAGATTTAGGATTTGTAAAAGGAAGTAAAAGCACGGAATTAATTTTAAAAATTTAGTTATGGGTTTAGAAACAGCAGCAGTAGCTGCAATTGTCGGTGGAGCATTATCAGCCGGTGGAGCGGCTACCAACTTCGTTCAGGCTGGTAAACAAAGAAGAGCTGCCGAAAAAGCCGCGGATGATGCGGGTAAAGCTCTTGAGGCTGCCAGAAATAAATTACAGGTTAATTATTTAAGAGGTCTGTCAATACAAAAAGAACCATACGAGCGTGCTCGTGAAGCGGGAATCTCAACAGCAGCACAAGTTTTACAAGCAGCACAAGAGGGCAGTCAAAGAGGAGTTGCAGCTGGAGCTACACGTGCTCAGTTAGCGCAACAAAATTTAGAAAATACAAATCGTATAGCTATGGGCCAAGAGCTTCAAGGGTTACAAAGAGCAGCAGCATTGGAAGATAGAAGGCTTCAGTCGCAACAAGCTAATATAGATTTAGCCGAAGCAAGAGGTTTTCAGAACATGGCAGCAGATGCAAGGGACAGACAACGCGCATTAAATCAAGCAGGAGCACGAGGCCTCTTAGGAGCGGGTCAGAGTTTGATGAAAGTCCCAGGTCTCTATGGTGGTGGTGGAGGAGTGTCTATTAATGATACAGCAATAGAGAGTCAAATTGAATCAACTCGTAATCCTAACTCGTCAATAAATCCAAACTTTGGTGTTGAAAGTCAAGTTATTATTGATCCTGAAAGTTTAAACCAAAGAGGGTTATTCGATAATGTAACAATTTTTGATGAAGAATCATCTGTAATATCTTAATTATGTCAACAGGATTTGGATATGTAAGAGATAGTAAGCCAAATATAATAGATTGGGCTGACATAGGTAAGCAAATGTCAGACTCTTTGGAGTTAGAAATTAAAGACAGGCAAAAGCGTAAAGATGATATAAACGCCAAAGCAGGTGAATTTTCTAGTCAACTTTTAGACCAACCTCAAGGAGCATACGCAGAAGCAAACAGATTTTTTGCAGACTTCTCTCAACAAGCATCACAGCAAGCCTTAAGAGATTTACAAGATCTTAAATCAGGGCGTTTGTCTGAGCAAGAGTATTATCAACGCAGAGCAAACCTTCAAAGCGGAACTGATTTAATGTTTAAAGCAGGTAAATTATTTAACGATAATTATAGCCAAGCCATGCAAAGGATACAAGACGGGAGCGCTAGTGTCTTGGAAGCTGACTTAAAAGCTAAAATGGAAGGTTATTTAAACTTTGCAAAAAGTGGTGCTTACATAAACCCACTTACAGGTACTGTTAATGTTAGCATTTTAGATAACAATGGAAACGTATCATCCAAAAGGGGTGACTTCATGGATGCATCGGAACTAGTTAAATTGTCTAGCGAAACATTTGACAATTTTAAACTAGATGAAACAATTAAAAATATAACTGATAGATTAGGAAATATAACTTACCGCACTCCTGATGGAAAAACTATAAAAGTTTCTACAATAGATTTTGATTTATTAGATAAAAAAGATCAAGCTAAATTTAAAAATAAATTTAATTTAGCTATAGATAATGAAGTGGATGCAATAGTAGGGGGTATTAATTCTAAAGCGGCGGCTAGTATATTAGCAGACCATAGTGGTGAGAGTTATTCCTTGGCCTTCGATATTAACAACACAGATGAGAACAAAATTATTTTCGATCCAAATGGAAATGTGCAGTTAACTGAAAGCCAATTAAATAAAGCTAAAGATATAGTAAGAAATAAATTAAGGTCACAACTAGACGCTACAATATTAGAAAAACCTGCGCTGTCCGAGAAACAAAAGCTAGAGCTAGATATATTAAGAAAAAAATTAACTGATGGTGATAAAGATAAGCCATTAGAATACGTTTCTATGGAATCTATATTCAATACAACAATAGATCCAAAGGATACAAATAAAACTAAACAATCATTAGAGGCGATAAAACAAATAGATGATGAAGCACTAAATTCTGATAATGCTAGAGAAACATTAACTACAATAAAAAGATTATTTGATTTTAACCCTGCGTTTTCTAATGTAAAACTAGAAGATGTGCAAGTAAAACTTAAGCCTCCTAAAATTACAAAAGAAGAAGCAAGAATAATTGTCAATAGACTGGGAAATAAAATTGACTACGTGAGAGAAAAAAATCTTAACAATCCAAGTATCGAGTTTTTTATTCCTCAAATAATGGAAAAACCTGTGTACATACCCTTATCAACAAATCAAAGAATTTTGCAGGATTTTCTTATAAAATTAGATAAACTAAACCGTCAAAATCAAATAAACAATACGAACGTAAAAGCAAAGGTTGAAGATTTTGCTGACGTTTTTCCAGACAAATCTATTTTTAATTTGTATAACAGCGGTCAAGCAAGTAACGCTAGCCAATATAATTAGTAATGAACGAACAAGCTTTAAATGACGCATATCTTCTTTTTATAGCAGACGGGTATAATGGTACTCTAGAAGAGTTTGTAACATTGATTAATACCAATCAAAATGCGTTACAAGATTCGTATACCTTGTTTCAGAATGATGGCTATGATCGCACTTTTGATGACTACCAAACTCTGATTGGCGTAAAAAAAAAAGACGAAATCGAATCGGATTTACAATTGGAAGATGGCACTTCGGAGCAACAAGAATCACGCCAAGCCCCAACAGCTCCACAGGGTGAGCAAGATACACTACTTGAAAGAACATTTGGGAAAAATTCTTTTACCGATTTTTTTGGCGATTTATATAGAGCTGGAAGTTTAGGAGCAGCACAAGGAAGGTCTGTTAATGATGCCTTGGCTTTGTTTGCATCTGGTAAAGACGTTAGCGAAGAAACTTTAAATGATTACCGCCAAGCGGTAATGGATATACAAGCTCAAGGGACAAGCGACGAGCTATTAGATTATAACAAAACAGTGCAAGAGGAGGGCGGAGGTCTTTTAGGATTCATTAAGGGCTTTGCTAAAAACCCATCTGTCGCGCCTCAAGTTTTAATTTCTTCAGTAAGAGGTATGTTTGGCGGAGGATCTCTTGCTTCAGGAGGAGCTGGTGCTGCTGCTGGCGGTCTTACAGCTGGTCCGTTAGGGGCTGGAATAGGTTTTATTGCTGGAGCTAGTGGAGCTTTAGAAACAGCCATGTCTTTCACTGAGTTTTTACAAGAAGAACTTGAGGGAAAAGCATTTACTAACGACAATATACGAGAAGTTTTAGAAGACCAACAAGCCCTTAATAGAATCAGGCGTAAGTCAGCAAGTAGGGGATTAGTAATAGGAGCGGTCGACGCTATCACAGGAGGTGTCGCGGCTAAGGTAGGGGCTAAAGTATTCAAAGCAGGAACAACAGCTGCTAGAGCAGGTAAAGCTTTAACAACAGGAGTAATAGAAGGAGCAGGAGGAGCAACAGGGGAGGCAGCAGCGCGCGTAGTTGCAGGTCAAGAACAAGACGCAGCAGAAATAGGTTTAGAGGCAGTTGGCGGAGGTCCAATCACAGCTTTCAATTTATCTAAGATTCTTTTAAATCCTGTATCTAGAAAAGTAAAGTCTCAAATAAAAGGCGTTCCTGTTTATAAAATTAACAATGAAGCCAGAGGTAAAGAAGAGGTTGAAGATTTTATTGCCAATGGAACTGACCAAGAAATTATAGGAGCTGAATTACAGGTTGAAGGTGATCCAGTATTAAAGCAGAAGCTGGATGAAAGAACTTTAGAGGCTGGACAAAATATTGAGATTACAAAAAATTTTAAAAGACAATATCCCGATATATCGGAGGCTGATTTAAATGAAGTTGTGCCTCTTCAACGAGAGCTAGACAATGCCAAGGCTAGTCCAATTAACACACAAGACAAAGAGAAAGTTTTAGATGATAAAATTAATTCAATAACTAATAAATATGTAGAAGATGCCATTCAAGAGCCAAGCCCAGAGGAGATATCTGTACAGGAACAATCCGAAACTAGCACAACAATTCGAGAGGGAGACACCGAAGGGACAACAGCTCCCGGAGAGACTGCACCCCAGCAAACCGAAGAGACCGCCCAACCTACCGAAGAGGTCGAAGTTGAGGCTGAGATTTCAGAGACCGAGATAGTTGAGAAACCCCTGAATAAAAAATATGTAGCACAAATTAAAAACAACAAACTAGTAAATATAGTAGATACTAAAGGTAATGTTGCTCCTGCTAATCAAATAAACAGGTTGCAAAAAAGTTTTATAGAAAAAGGATTGATACCTTTTGCTCTTACTGAATTTGATGCTTCAACTGTAAACCCTGAAGAAGCTAACAGAGCTGTCATAGAAAATTCAAATAGCCCAAGGCAGATCGCAGAAACAATTGAGCTTTTACAAGCCGAGAAAAAAGATGTAACAGCGGTCGAGACATCATTTGATTCTGGACTAGCCTCTATGTTTGATAATATAAAATTTAGTCCTGAAAGTGTAAAAGACAAAACGGGTTTTAAAAACTTGGCTAAAGACATAGGTCGAGATTTTGTAAGAACTTGGATAACAAAAGGAGGGAAAAGTATTAAGGATACTTACACAGACCCGCAAGGAGTTAAATTTGAACAGGATGAAATTCTAAAGTTTATTACAGACTATCCTTCACGTGCTAAATACAAAGAACTATTTGACTCGGCCTCTGCGTTAGAAAATGAGGCCAAAGTAAAATTCACAGAGCTAACTGGTCTGAAGCCAACTAAACAAAACATAAAAGCTGTTGCTGAAACCCCATCAATCGAGGAAGAACAAACTCAAGCATTTTTAGAAGAAAGAGCTTTGGAGGAACAAAAAAAGCGAGCAGAAGATGAGGACACCCAAGAATTAATTAGAAAAGAAATAGAAAGAAGGGAGGGGAATGTAACCCCTGTAGATACGAAAGAGAGAAAAAAGTTTTTAGATGATATTAAAAAAGAAGTTAAGAAATCTATAGGGAAACTCACTAAACCATTTAACACAATTACAGACAAATTAATAACACAAAACTTTGAAAGGTTAGGGTCGAGGATTAAGAGTTCGATCACGAGAAGAGGAACAATAACCGAGGGTATAAGAAGCACGCCTACCCCTAAAGTTGACCAAGTGCTTGGACTAAACAACAGTACAGTTGTTTATAATACAATATTTGAGCCAGTATATAAGGCCTACGCTAAATTTGCTGGTGAATTTGATGTAATAAATAATAAAGTTGACCGGGCTCAAAACCTTCTTAGAACTAAAGGAAAAGCAAAAAATCAAAACGAAGTAAATAGACAGTCCTTAGAGATCGGCGTGTACTTACAAGCCTTAGAAAGCGAAGCTAATAAAGTGGACGGACAGTTTAGTGAGTTAGCGCCGTCGGTTAAAGACATGCTAGCTAAAACTATTGATTATTATAGAAGCGTAGGTAATAATATGGACGCTACAGCTTTACAAGACATAGAAAATAAATTTGAACAAAATGGTGATATAACTGCTGAAGGAGTCTTTTCTAAATTAAATCCAGGTCAAAAACAAGCTGCAAAAATATTAATAAAACAAAACGAATCTGTGTATGATTTTGCTAAAACCGCCGCAGACAGAAGAGGCAGACCCTTTGTGGTTTTAAAAAATTACACTCACCGGCAAGCGCTAGAAACGCAAAAGGAAAAAGAGGATGTTCTTAATAAAGAGGCTGAACAGTTTAGTCAAGGAGCTGGTACTTTTGCAGTTACTTTAATTAAGAGAAAAAAGGGAGCTCGCGCAATAAACTTTAATCCATTTCAAACAGTAAAAAGAGGAACACAAGAAACCTATCTTGACTATTATTTAACTCCAGATGTTATCAAAACTCAAGAGACTGCTAGAGCTTTAAGTAATAAATATAAAAAAGGTAACAAAGGCCAAAGAGCTGCTTCACAAGCTTTACAAAGCTCCTTAAGGGAATTGTTGCAAGTTACATATTTAAATACATATACTGAGTCTAGAAGTTCCATAGCCAACAAATTTGTAAGAGAAGCCAAAAGATTGGCTTATAGAGCTCTATTGGGATCTGCACCTAGATTTGCCGCTGAGATACTTGGAAACGCATCTATGCTTGCAGCTCAATCCCCAGAGGTTATAGCAGAAGCTTATGGAAAATATAAAGACGTTTCTATGAAAGTTGGCGCGGCGGATAATATTAAGTTTTTAAATATACTTAAAAATTTAAATTCAGGTGAAATACGTAAACTTGGAGGTGTACGAGGAAATTCTTTATTTGATTTGCAGGCTGACACAAAATACTCAGACGACAATAACATATTAAATCTTAGTGAATCTGAAGTGGGGATGAAAGGCCCAGTTGCACAAAAGATGGAATACTTAATCTCATCGGGTCCTAAACAAATATACTCTGGTTTAACAAAAGTTTCTGATTTTTTGATGGGCGGAGCTGATAGAGTTATCGCTCGTCCTATTTGGATTAGTAAATTTGCCAATGAATTTAAAAAGAATGTAAAAAAATATAATAAAGAAGATATAGATTTTACTGTAGATGATTTCAAAGCGCTGCAGGTAGAAAAATCAAATTCAAAATATTTAGATACAAAATACAAAAGAGCTTTGGACGAAGCTGTATCAGATGCAGACCGCACATCTATAGATTTAGTTACATCTGGTAACCCTATTGGTGCTATCATAAAAAATATACGCCGTCCAGAAATATCAACCCTTAAAAATTATTATAGAGCAGTAAATTCGTTTATGGCTAACTTTACTTTAAATGAATATGCCACTGCACGTTTTGCCGTAGGCGGCTTATTAAAGGAAGGAAAAATTAGTCAACGAGAGGCTGCTCTTACTTTATCTGGTGTATTAGCTAGAATGTCATCTTATGTTATACTGTATAAAAGTTTTTCTAATTATTTAGACCAATTATTTGGTGCGCCTGAAGATGAAGATGAAGACTTGTCTTATTTTTTATCGAGGCAAATAGTAGGTTCTATGTCAACTTTAATGTTTAGGCAAAATTTAGGTAACATTCCGGCTCTTCCAATTAACTTAGGGATAGAATACATAAATAAGAATTACTTAGAGGAACTCAGAGATGGCAAACCTTATAATGCTTACGACAATTCCTTGGTGTACAGCTTAGTTAATTTAGATCAATTGGGAAATAAACCATTACCTTTAATTCTTGCTCCGGTTGCTTTTGGTCCGGCGGGTCCCGCTTTTAGAGATTTAAGCAGAATATATGAGCTCACTGCTAGAACACAAACAAGAAAAACAGAGGATGCTAGACAAAGAGCTTACGATGAACTTATGAATGTTTATACTTTTGATGTTTTTGGACAGTTAGGTTTGATTCCTTTTTATAAGGATGTGAGACGTATAAACAGAAAAAAATTTTTCGATCAAGAAAAAAAAGATTCTAAGTCTATAAGTAAATCACAATTAAAAAAGCTTAACCCTGAACTCTACAAACGTCTATATGGTCCTGATTCTCCTAGAGGCAGAATGGAAAAAAGAAAAAGGGAGCTAAGAAAGCGGTTAAAATAAAATAATTAAAAGAGAGCTCTCCACAATATATAGACTATAACTGTATTTAGAACAATCACTATAAGCATTTCTGTTTTGGGGTCTTTTATATCCATATCTCCTCATTATAAATCCATCATGCAATTAAATGCTGTATGGCCTCCTAACACCACTCCCACTCCAAGAGCTTGCCTTTTAAAGTTTTTAGCGTAAGCTGTTGCATAACTTTTTATATCAATACCACAGCCCGTCTGCATACCGAAAACTCTAAACCTTTTCCCTACAAACCATTTTACATAAGCCTCCGTATGTGTATGCCCACAGACACTGCTCATCATATTATTCTTGGCTTTCATCTGGGCTTGCCCACCCTCTCCGTGCTCATACAAAACATCATCGTACACCACGTTTTCTACCCAATTCCATCCAGGTGTACCTAATATATCGTTGTAAGATCGAAGCCATTTTTGCGGTACTCCTGCGCTAAACACTTTTCTAGAGGCCATTCGGTCGTGATTACCTATACACACGTCTGCTTTAGGAAAAGCTTGATACCAAAACGATATTTTTTTAACAGCCAAACTTAGCTCATCACCTGGAGACATACCGTCAGGATCTGACTCATGATAGTTCCACCCGTGCGAGTCAATTATATCTCCTATATACACTACCTGATTTAGCAAGTGCTTGGCATATATCTCTTTACAGAAATCAAGATAATCAGGGTGGGTAAACGGCTCGTGTAAATCGCCTATAACAAGTATACGTTTTTCAGGAGTGTTGAGGTTTTCGTAAGCTAGAAGTTTGTTTCCTTTTAGGCGAGGTCTAAAATCTTTATATTTCATCTTTAATGGATTCGTTCACGGATTTTAATTTGCGAACTAATTCAGACACTTCACTAGGTAACAAGTGATAGTCTTTGTCCATTAGTAGTTCGTAAATATTATCAATAGAGCCGTGAAGATCATCCATTATGAAGTTTATATTTTGGATTCTCTTTCTTTCAAACGGGGCGATGTTCATGGCAGATTAGTTATGCATTAATAATCTTCCCCCCATTTCATTATCAATTGATTTGATAGCGCGATATATTTTGCGTGAATATTTTTTAGCTGTGTCTACTTCAGTCTTTGATGAATCTGTTCCTATATCTGAGTATAGGTACATATCAATCTCAAGCAGTGTATCTATCTTTCTTCTTTTAGACCAGCTTTTAAAATCTAATATTTTCTGTATATCACTAATTGTATAACTCATGCTAATCAATTAATGAACATAAAGTTAGTAATTTTTTTTTAATCTTTCCAACTCCCCTCTTAAATAGATTATTTGGTTCAGTAATTTTGAATAATAATTTTTGCGTGTAAGCCTAGTGTTAATGCGCTTTTCTTTTTCAATGTCTTCTAATATTTCTATGACTTCATTGTAAACTTTAAGGTACTCGTTCTCATTCCACTCATCAAACAAGTCAAAAATTTTAATACCGTGGAGTACTGTAGCGTGATCCTTGTTTACAGTTTGTCCTATTTTTTCTAGCGAGCATCTAACCTTTTCTTTACATATTTTAAAATACACAGCCCTCTGGTAGACATACGGACGTTTGCGTGATTTCCTGTTTAGTTTAGAGTCAAATTTTTCTTCAACTAACTGTTTGATTTTTGAGAGATTCACTTGTAAAAGTTTTGTTTTGTATTATGTAATCTAAATAATCATCACAATCTATAATATCAAGTCTGTATAAAACAGGATATCTTTTTTTTAAGTTAACAAACTTAACGCTAAAAAACAAAGGCGGTTTGGATTTTACCACTCCTGCCACCGAACCAAAGTGAGCGGTAAATATATTGGTAGGCTCTGGGTAATCTTTAGATAAGACTTTATCAATTTGTAAAAGAATAGATGTACTATATTCTACAGGCAGCTCATCTAAAGAATCTAAGAACTGTTCTTCAAGTGCATAATAATAATCATCCTTTGTGTACTTCCGCGTAAAATCCGTGTCTTTTGAGCTCATCCATTCTGTATTGCTGTAGTTTCGATACCTTCCCCCTGGTTGTCTTAATCTCATAAAATCGAATACCTTTTTGTGGATGTAGCGCCAGAACATCTGGTATGCCATTCTTATTGGTTTTTATAAGTTTTAAAACATAATACCCGAGCTCTTCTAGTTCTTTAATTTTTTTTAATTGAATCTGTTGCTCAGTCATTATGCAAATTTACTAAATCATTTTATAAGGTTTGTATATCCTTTTTAAAATGGTCTAATGTATATTTTTTCTTTTGTGCTACTACTTTATATATTTTATGTTCGATACCCCCTTTAGAAAAGATCCAATATATATGATTTATTTTGGTGTCTTTGGTTGTCATTCGATCCTTAGACTGCCAATAACTAGTGGCACTAAAGTCAATGTTATAGTAGACTAGATAATCAGCTAGGCGTAAACTTATACCTTCGCGTCCGCTTTGGATTTGTAAGGCTATAGATTTGTTGGTGCTGTCAAACTCAGATAGGTCATTAGTGAGCTTATCTTTGTAAACGTCTTTGAGGACTTTCCATTCTTGTTGAAACTTATAGAATATTCCGATCTTGTTATTGCCAAACTTATCATATATAAACTGGGCCTTGGAATCGTCTAAAGTTTGTGCGTTTCCGCTTTCAAACTTAACAGTACCTGAGGATATTTGGTGCACTTTAGACATTAGTTTGACCGCAGTATCTGCTAGTATAACCTCATCTTTCCCCTCGATAACTAAGTCTTGTTTTAACTTTTTAATTAAATACTTAGTTGTGTCTTTCATGTTTACATCTAAAATAGTTTCAAAATTTTCTACATTAAAACCAGCTTGCTTCTGAGAATAGCTAATCATGTATGGTTTAAGATGCTCCAAAATTATTTCTTTACCATTCTTATAATCATTGACTAAATGAGTACCAAATTTTTTTTGTACCACATCTACGTAATCTCTCGCAAAGGAATAAAAGTTTTTATAAGTCTTGAAAGGGTTGTTAAAACAAAAATAAACCTGGTGGTAAAGTTGAGAGTAAGACTCTGGAGATGGAGTACCAGATAAAAGTATTACTCTGCATTGACATCTATTAAGTATTTTAAGGACTTGTTTAGTTCTACCGGAGGGTTTAGGAAAAGCCCCTAGGCTATGAGCCTCATCTAATATTATCAAATCGTAATATGATTTTACTTTATGTAAGCTTTCATAATTAATTATATCAATATTGTATGGAGGTGAGTATATATCATAATCTATTTTAATAGAGCTAATTGCTTTTTTCTTAGTAACAAACAACACATGCTTAGCTTTTACCTTAGAGGCTATACCCAAACTAGTTAAAGTTTTTCCTGTCCTAACCTCCATAGCCAAATAAACAAATCCGTGCCTGATAATAATTTCAGTGGCTTTATCTATTATTTTAAGCTGATAATCTCTAAATTTCATGTTGTTCTAAATTTTTAAAGCTCACAGAAGCTCTCTAATGAAAGATCTCAATGAAAGTGATACCTAGATACCCCTTAAAAATTAACCTCTGTTTGCTCTCCATAGTCTACGTGTGACTTAATTATTATCCATTTACCCGTTCCATCACGGCCCTCATCAGGGGCAATGTTATATTTAAACAAACAATAAGCATTTAACCATTTATAAAATCTAGTACGCGATATAGTCATTTTAGCTTTAGGCCCGTAGTCAGGATACTCTTCTATAAATTCATAGTACAAATCATTCATATATATTTTCGTTTTAGGTTTAAGTTTGGAATTTGGTTGCATGCCTTTAATTAGACCACACCACTCAATAAATTCGTGTGAGGTTTCAGCAGATAGCACTCTTATTTTAAGGTTTACAAACTCTGATTTAATTAATCCTTTTTGTAAATATAACTGCAAGCACCATATCATATAACCATCAAACTTACACCACTCCTGGTCGTCCCAATCTCCAAAAAGTAATTTGCCAAACTCTTGTAGTGGGGTATGATTTTTATTATAGTGTTGATTTAATTCAAGTTCCCACTTACGCCGTGCAAAAGAATTACCATGTCCTTTGATAGCGTAGTTAGTAGTAATGGCTATCTTTGGAGATTTAGCAAAAGGAATTTTTATTGCATCCTTGTTTTTCTTTTCTAGTGTCAACCCCTCGGTTACTACACTAAATAACCTTTCAAACTCAAAGTATTTTTTTACATCATCAAAACATAATATCTGAGTGTCAGCAGAAACAAGCTGATATGCAAATGACTTTTCAAAATTGAAAGCTTTACCATCTATTGTTACAAGCTTCTTCATGTGTCCAAGGGCATTAAAGAATATACCTTTGCCAGTTCCACCCTCGGGGTTGTCTGATATCTGTTCGTCGTTTAGAATTACGGCGGGACAATAAGATAAATTCTTATGGCCATGCATGAGAAAACCTATAGTAGATTCCATCGTAAGGGTACGATCAGGGTTTTTGGCGCATATATTATTTATGAATGTTCGGTAATCACACTCTGTACTATCACACTTTTTGTACATCCTATCTATGACATGATCCTTCCAAACATATCCATTTAAATCTATATAGTCGATTGCTTCAACCTCGTCTTTTGTAATACGCACCGCACAGTTTTTAAAATACAAATAAGATGATGTGCTAGTGTCTTCGCTAAAGAATATATCTATTGTTCCCAGGAGTGTTAAAAACTCCTCCTTAAATATACGAGTTTGGTCTGCAAAGTAATTATATATAGTAAGGTCTTCTATTTTTTCAAGATACCCTAAGACAAAATCTTTAATCTCTTTTTCAGAGGTATGGTCAATTAAGTTATTGGTAACCTTTACAAAAACATAGTTTCTTGACCCTTCTGGACAATACTTATAGTATCCATTGTCCTCCAAGAATTTTTTAAATAATATAGGTACAGCTTTAATAACACCCTTATCGCTTTTGGACCAAAACTTATCTTCAGACTCAGCCTCTGCCTTGTCTAGGATGGAGTCTATTACCTCGCTTTCCAACATCGACTCCTCTAAATGTTGGCGGATTTTCTTTTTTGCTTCTCCGCGCCGTAGCCTTTGAGATATTTCGTTTATCTTATCGGTGTCCTCGTAGTATTTACTGCCAAAGTTTTTTGCATTAGAGTAAGCAGAGTTTATAGTGGTTTTAATCTCTTGAGTTTTGAAGTCTTTTGATTTATACTCTAAGCACACGTGTTCAGCCAAAGCTTTGTTTACTCCAAAGTCATTAAAAGCCATGGCTAATTTAAAAAGGTTTTCATTTCGCACCCCTTCAGTCATAGGGTACTTTTTATGCCACCACTTCAGTAGTATCTCTACTATTTTATTTTCATCAGAGATAGGAATAGTCGGTATGTCTTTTCTTGCATGTACTTCTTTGTATTCATCATCTTCTTTTAAAGTCCACACCAGGGACTTAGTGTTGATATAGATTAGTGGATCATAAGATTCATAACATACCCTCGATACGTTTTTAGTAGTCTTGTCAAAATATTCAGAGTTAAACTCTTTCTCAAGTGAGTTAAAATATTTCTTATGGTTGTCAGGGTCTTGTGGTATTTTGACTATAACCTTGAGGCCCAAACCTGAAGGTGAAATAAATACTGACAAAACAAATTTGTTTTTTTGAAACTTTTCTTTGTCTTGAAGCAAGTCCTTTTGTTTGTTGTAGCCATCAAAGTCCAAACATATATAACCACTGTGGTTAAGTAATGAGGAGTCTGACCTTTTATTAAACTCACCAGAGAAACAAATCGCTGGTAGCTGACGTTTCAAATCATTACGGTCAGATTTATTTTTTTCCTTGCGGATTCTTTTAACCAAGCTAGCAGAGGAGCCCTGTTTAATTCTGTTAAGTATAAATTCTATACTTTTAAAGAACGGGGCCTCTGTTTCCCTTATGTTTTTAAATATGGTTACTTTGTTGCTCATGCTACAATGAAAAACGAGGATCTAAACATCGAGGTTGGATGATAAAATAAATCTAGACCCTCGCGTCCACATAAATTAGAAAGGCAAATCTTCAGATGCTTCCTCTTCAGTTTCTTGCTCTTGTACTTGTGGCTCTTCAGGTGTGTAGGCATCTATTCTCCAACCCTGGATAGAATTAAAATACTTGGTTTCATTTTCAGGACTGACCCACTCTCTACCTTTTAAATTTATACCAACAACTACATCTTGTCCAGTTTTGTAAGAGTCAAGTAAAGTTGTATTATCATTTACAAACTCTATTGAGATAAGTTGTGGATATTTTTCTTCCGTTTGAATAACGATTTCTCTTTTTTGAAAACCTTTGTTTCCATAAGTTTTAGTTGTGTCAATAAATTTTATTTTTCCTTTTATTTCCATTGTATTTATGTTAGAATTGTATTATATATAAATTGTTTTACGTTCCTCGTGCCGTCCATGTGGGCCTTGTACCTTTTAATTGCCTCCATAGTTTTATTCTTACCTCTTAAAATCACTTCATCAGTCGCAGCATGTATACCTATCTCATAATATTTAGTGCCATCGGCATACTTCTTTTGTGTGTTGCCCACAACAACAAATACAAAAGGTAATTTAAATATCTGCTGATATATGTATGCTTGGGTGTCATAGCTAGAGTCATATTTTACTGCTTGAGGAAACCTACGTACATTTTCAGTAGTTTTAAAGTCCAAAATAATATCATTTGATATCATGTCGGCTTTACCTTTGAACTCTATCCCGTCTATCTCTTCAATACCTGGTTGCTCTTTTAAGGCTTTTTTGTCATGTATGAAATCAGCAATAGATCGGTCAGATATCATGTTATTATGTAACTTCTCATTGTCCTTGGACAAAAACCATTCGACTTGTTCTTCGACTGCCTCAGCTTCGCTCTGTGTAAGTGCTATCTCTAACCCGTTTTCGTTGATAAATTCTGTATAAACTTTTTGCCTACGAGTAGGGCATGGAGCGATAAGAAAAGTATCTTTTAGCTTAGGCTCTAATACTAATGTATGAAAGTACCTTCCTTTTAACATCTTATCGGTTTCTTTTCTTTTGCACCCGTACTGCTCTTCATCATACAAAAGAGTATAAACGTCGCTATTAGAAAGAAATTGTTTGCCAAATTTTCCGTAATAATGTTTATTATCACTAAGCTTTTTTAACTGCTGTTCTCTTTTCTTGTTTTCCATTTAAATTAGATTTCATTTGATTTAATTGTTCAATCTTTACACTAGGATAAGTTTTCTTTATGTAAGGCAATACTTCTTTATCCCAATCTTTATTAGCCTTTTTTGCTTTACGTATTAGTTCCATGATTGCAAATGGCTCATCTTTTTCTTCTTTCTTTTGACTAACCTCTGGAGTTTTAATAGTATTAGTTTCAGTCAAATCCTCACCTATCCAAAGGTTTATACCAAGCCCATGCATTGCTATGGCCTTTACCGTACTTCTTTGAATTGTTTTGTTTACTTCAAAAGATGTTATGTTATTTAGCTCTATTGATTTGTTTTGGTTATTCATAATTGGTAAATAGTCGATATGCTCTAAACCATTTATCGTTACACCTACCTTTACATATCCAGTTTTACCGTCAGTAAAATAATTGAGGCCCGTCTCAGCACTCTCATATACTGTTCTGTTTGCATCAGGATATCTTTCTTTTACGATAGCCCATGCATGAGCCCACGATAGGTAATCAAACCTACCCTTTTTTTCGACCTTAGAAGTAATGTCTATCTTGGTCAGCTGACTAAATGTTGTTTGTTTTTGTGTCATGATTATTTATTTTATTTGTTATTTTATAAATTTTATTACATATTCTTTGCTTAGTATTATCTAAGTGCTCTTTTTCCTTTACGCTAGACTTGTTGTTTCTCAAGTCTCGCATCCGTTCTAATATTTCATCTAGTTGTTTCTCATATTGTTTCTTTTTAATTTCATATACGCCACCTCTCCACCCTTTATCTAAAAAATAGTCATATTGACCCTCGTTAATCTCGGAATAATAATTACCAGACTTCCTCGGATCATATATGATGACTGCTCCCGTACAAATATCTTTGACTATCTTAATACCCTCATATATATATGCCTTATATCCGCTTGAATGTAAAGACCTAGTTGAGTTATCTTTTTCAGCCTGGAGAAAAATGTTATCTAACTTTTCCTTTCTCCTTATTTCTTCAAACAAATCAGGGTTTCTATTTGACTTCATCAACATTTATATTTGACAAATGGTTTACAATTATTGGATAATCCTCGTCTTGTTTAACTAGTTTTTCTACATCATCTATACCTTTATAAATAGCAACTCGACTCATCTCTTTTCCGTTTTGTTTTAAGTAATGTAGTATCTCAACTACTTTCATATTAGCATGTACAGAACAGATGTAAAACAATATTTTTCTAGCTAACGCCACTCCATTTACCCTCTGGTCTGAGAACAATATCTCTGGAGTAATACTCATGTGCTCACAAATATTGGAAACGTATTGTTGAAATTTATATTCTTTAAACATTTTATTAAATTTAATTAAACTGTTAATAAAACTCTAAACAAAACTATAAAAAGATTTGTTAAATACCAAGTATGGCATTTACTTTTTGTTCGAGTTCTTTGTTTTTTTGCTTACATTTTTGAAGTTCAATCTCTAAAACCTCGATTCTTTTATCTCTATATTCTATTTCAGTCTCTTTTATTGATGCCATAATTTTCTATATAGTGTCTTAATCTTTTTTGCTTGTAGAAACATTTTACAATCTCATTGAGGGTGTCCCCACAGATTGAAAACGATTTCTTGCTCATATTAGAATCAGTAAAGTTTATTAGTTTACTTCCTAATAACCTAATCTGTCTATCCATTTTAAAATGTTCCTCTTTCATACGCTCAAGTTCTTCGTTGTATCCAAACTTTTTGTTATAAAAGGATTGAGTTTGTTTGATTAATTTTTTTAATGCTATCATATATTGTGATTTATGTTTATATGTTTTGTGTGATATTCAATTCCTATGTTACCACAAGAACCACATTGTATTTCTTCTGTTGAGTAATCTCCATAATATTTATGGGTAAGAAACACTAGCTCAGATGAGCCACACAAACGACAAGTTTTGTCTTTTCGTTTTCTCATAAAGTTATGCAAGATAATAAAATTTTAAAATAAGATTATCTAAAGCTAGCCTGGAAACAAGCATACGAACAATGAGTTTGTGCTTCTTTAATAGGTCTCCCACACTCCTTACATTCATTATTAGACTTGTTCCATCCCCTATAATTATGTTCTTGTTCTACTAACCAATTATCATAGTCCATTGTCATTTGCTTTAGAAAATTTATAACTACTAATTTTAAGTTTGCTCTCTTTTATTTTTTTTTCATGATACAGAATTATTTGTTCTTCTTCTTGTATCAATTTGTCATATAGGTTTGTCATTTTATTTTAT